CAGAGATAGATTTATGTATAACTACATGGTTTTTGCTAAAAAAAAATATAAAGATAAATGGACAGACCAATTAATGTTTGCCAATACTAAGTATTTAGAAACACCTTGGGACAAAGCCAAGTTAGATCAAAAGATTAAAGCGTGGGATAAGGAAACAGCCGGTCATACTTGTTATGAAGATCCTATTCAAGATAAGTGTATGAGAAGTTTATGTTACTCTAGAGTTTTTGGAGTTAAGTCAGATAACATAAATGCTTTTCCAGACATAACAGACTATCAAATAATAAAGTATGAGAGACCAGAATATAGATTTAATGTTGTTATGCCAAATGACGACAAAATAGAAGTAGTAATACCTGATGTAGATATAATGACAAATCAAAAAAAGGTTTTAGATCTTATATGGGAGCAGACAGGAATATATTTTGAACCTTTAAAACCAAAAGATTATAGAGTTAAATTAACAGATTGGAGAAAAGATTGTCAAAACATTAAACCACCTGAAGGAACAAGTACAGATGATATATTGGGTAACGAGTTATATAATTATTGTGTTAATGGACCACAAGCTAGAGAAAGAATACAGATAAGACTAGGCTCATGTCTTACAGAAGATGGTCACCATTACTTTAAGTATCAATCTTTTATTTCTCATTTAGGTAATGATTGGAAAATATCTAAAGAAAAAATAGGACACAAACTAAAAGTAAAATTTAATGTTGAGTTTAATTATTCTTTGAAGATAGAAAACAAAGTAGAGAAGGTATGTAAACTAAAACAATTACATGTAGATAAAATAGAATACAAACCTGTAGAGCGAAAGGATTCTAATTACTAATGAGGTATAAAGTAATAGGTCCTCCAGGTACAGGGAAGACTAAGACATTGTTAGATGAAGTAGATAAATATTTAAAGAAAGGTGTTCCTTTAAATCGTATAGGCTATTTTGCATTTACAAGAAACGCAGCCAATGAAGCAAGAGATAGGTTTTTAAAAAAGAATGAAGACTTGACTAAGAAAGATACATTGTATTTTAAAACATTACACTCTTTAGCTTTTCATAATTTAGGATTAAACCAAGATAATGTGATGAATGAATTACATTACAAAGCTATTGGTGAAACATGTGGCATACAAATTAAATATGCAGCATATGAGAGCAACGCATGGAATGGAATATTTAGTTCCAACAGTGAGTATTTAAATTTAATAAATTTAGCCAGAGTAAAAAGAATAGATACACTACATCAGTTTGATTTAAACGAGCATTTAAGTAATGTTGAAAGAGATAAGTTAGATGCAATAGATAAAGAAATAAATAGTTATAAAAAAATTTATAACCTAATAGATTTTACAGACATGTTAGATAAATTCTTAAAAAAGGGCACTGTTAAAGGTAAATTAGACGTTATTTTTGTAGATGAAGCACAAGATCTATCAAAAATACAGTGGGATATGTTAGAAAAAATTGAAAAAGAAAACGATGCAGATGTATGGATTGCAGGTGATGACGATCAAGCTATTTTTGGTTGGGCCGGAGCCTCTGTCATGTCTTTTATAGATTGGAAAGCTAAGGAGATACCCTTAACACAATCAGAAAGAGTACCTAGTGCAATACAAAAAGCTGCTCTGTCTATTGTAGATAGAATAGAAGAATACAGATTAGATAAAAAATATTATCCTAAAAAAGAAAAAGGACAAATACTTGAGGTAATAAAAATATCTGACATAGATATGTCTAAAGGAAGTTGGTTGATATTAGCTAGAACAAATACTCTATTAAAAGAAATTCCTAAAATGTTAAAACAAAAAGGTTTGTTTTTTAAAACTTCTGATGGCAAAAATAGTATAGGTAAAAATTTATACGAAGACATTGAGTATTGGAACAAGATGAGAGAAGGAAAAAAGATACCAGAGATAATTGAACAAAGAATATTAGAGAGAATTAAGGGAAGTAAACCAGATCTTAAATTAGAATGGCATAAAGCATTTACTAATGAAACATTGTCTAAGATAGATTATCTAAGGGTTTTACTTTCTAACAAAGAAAAAATACACAAAACTCCTAGAATAACTGTTTCAACAATACATAGTGCAAAAGGTGGGGAGGCAACAAATGTTGTTTTATTTTTAAATGAAACAACCAACACAATAAAAGCAGCAAGCAAATCAAGATCTAAAAGAGATGAAGAATTTAGAGTTTGGTATGTAGCTGTAACAAGATCAATGAAAAATTTATTCTTAATAAAAAATAATAACAAAAGGAAGGAATTTACAATATGAAAGCTTACAAAAAACAAATTGGTGGATCTCATTACAAAGACATGGTTATGCAGCCAAGTGAGTTTATAAATAAGAACCGTTTGCCTTTTGCAGAAGGATCGGCTATAAAATACATATGCAGACATGCAGCGAAAGGGAAAGAACAAGACATCGATAAGGCAATACATTATTTAGAAATGATAAAAGAGAGAGACTACAAATGATATTTAAAGCTCAAACAGAATGGGTTAAACCCACAGAATTTCCAGACTTACGTTACGCTGACGAAATTGCAATTGACTTAGAAACATATGACCCTGACTTAAAAACAAAAGGTTCTGGTGCTGTTGTTGGTAGAGGTAAAGTTGTAGGTATAGCAATAGCTACAGATGGTTACTCAGGATATTTTCCCTTTGATCATGAAGGTGGTGGTAACTTAGATAAAAAATTAGTTATGAAATGGTTTAAAGATGTTTGTGAATGTCCAGCAAATAAAATATTTCACAATGCAATGTACGATGTATGTTGGATTAGAGCAATGGGTTTTAAAATAAACGGTAGAATTCTTGATACTATGATTGCAGCATCATTAGTTAATGAGAACAGATATAGATTTGATCTAAATAGTTTAGGTTGGGATTACGTTGGTCAAGGTAAGAACGAATCAGAATTAGTTAACGCTGCTAAAGAATGGGGTCTAGATCCTAAAGCAGATATGTGGAAACTACCTGCACTATATGTAGGAAATTATGCACAGCGAGATGCAGAAGTAACTTTAGCTTTGTGGAAAGTTATGCAAAAAGAAATAACTACTCAAGATATAACTTCTATATTTGATTTAGAAACAGATTTATTTCCGTGCTTAGTTGATATGAAATTTAAAGGGGTTCGTGTCGATACCGAATCCGCTCATAAATTGAAACAAAAGTTAAGTGCAGAAGAAAAACAATTATTGCTAGAAGTAAAAAAAGAAACAGGAGAAGAATGTCAAATATGGGCTGCAAGAAGTATAGCCAAAATTTTTGACAAACTAAAATTAAATTACGAAAGGACTGAAAAAACACAGGCACCTTCATTTACTAAAAACTTTCTGTCTACACATAGTCATCCGTTGGTTAAGAAGATAGCAAAAGCCAGAGAGATAAACAAGGCCCATACAACATTTATAGACACTATTATTAAACACGAACATAAGGGTAGAATACATGCAGATATTAATCAAATAAGATCTGATCAAGGTGGTACTGTAACCGGAAGATTCTCGTATTCTAATCCAAATCTACAACAAATTCCTGCTCGTAACAAAGACTTAGGTCCAATGATTCGATCCCTGTTTATACCAGAATCAGGTTGCGAGTGGGGATGTTTTGATTACAGTCAACAAGAGCCAAGACTTGTAGTTCATTATGCATCCTTAGATCAAGACACAAGTGTCTTTGCGGTAAAAGATTCATACGAACATGATGATGCAGACTTTCATACTATTGTAGCTAAGATGGCTGATATACCAAGAACAGCTGCTAAAACAATTAACTTAGGTTTATTTTATGGAATGGGTAAAGCTAAACTACAAGCAGAATTAGGTGTCAGTAAAGATAAAGCTGATTCATTGTTTCAAATATATCACGATAGAGTTCCATTTGTTAAATCTCTTATGCGTTCTGTATCTAACAGAGCACAACAAAGAGGACAGATAAGAACCTTACTAGGTAGATTATGTAGATTTCATTTATGGGAACCAAATAGTTTTGGTATGCACAAGGCATTACCCTTTGATCAAGCTGTCCAGGAACATGGGCCAGGCATCAAGCGTGCTTATACTTACAAAGCATTAAATAAATTAATTCAAGGATCTGCAGCAGACATGACAAAAAAATGTATGTTAGATTTATATAAAGAAGGAATTGTAGCGCACATACAAATACACGATGAACTAGACATATCTGTAGAATCTGATAAACAAGCTAAAAAAATTGTTGAGATTATGGAAAATGCTGTTAAATTAGAGATCCCTAATAAAGTAGATTATGAATCTGGAAAAAATTGGGGAGATATTTATGGATAACTATGGCTTATTTAAATGCAAACATACCCGCAACGTATGCACAAATTAAAAGAGAATATTTATATGATTGTAAAAAACATCATGGAGAAGTTGAAGATTGTATTATCTTTGGTATATCAAGTCTTACTGGACGTAGTATACTTTTTCACGCTATTATGGAAAATGGCGCTGTCTTTTATAGACTGCCAATTTCGGCTTTTATTCAACGTGGCTTTCAACCGGAAACTGTTCCCATTAAAAGACTTGATGAACTTCAACTTTGGAATTGTTTTTCTTATTACCCTGCTATTACTCGCTGGGATCTTTTAAACGGACAACACGGCAAATACATAGGAAAAGACAAGAAATGGCACCAAGGGACATATCTTTTTACAATTGACTTTGCACACCCAGAGAGTAATATAATAGATACCGATCATTCGGAAATACCGCACGAGCACAAGTGCGCACACATCATAGCCCTAGACGATGGAAACTATGCGGCACAGCCAAACAATAGAATAATATGGGACATTCCGTCTTTCACAGTTAAGAATACTATTCCTGACTGGAAAGTACAAACATCAGAGTGGAACGTAGAAAACTCTGGTCAATGGAAAACGGAAGATACAGATAACTTTTTCTACGAAATAGAGGAGAAAAAAAATGATTAAATGGATTAAAAGAAAATGGGACAAATTCATAAATTGGGTTTTTATCGGTTTTTATAAGTGAAACTTAAAAAAATTAAAGAAGCATTTGAACAATTTAAAAAAGAAGGTTGGAGTAAAATTTACTTAAACAGAATTTTAAGAAAAGAAGTAGAGATTGGTGCGAATGGCACGCAAAGATACGTAATTAAACAAGGAAAAAACAAAGGTAAAATATTATGAAGTGTAAAAAATGTAACCATGATTGTCATTGTGTAGAAGATCTTCATGCAGATGAATACGGAGTTTGCACCTGTGATAAATGTGAGTGCAAATGAAAAAACAAAAGCCCTTAATATTAAAAAATGAAGTTGCAGCTCCAAGTAATTTTGCTTGGTTAAAAAAAAATATAGTAATTGTACCTGTGATAGCTGCAATCTTAGCTGGAACTTTTACGTCTATTAAGTATGTACTAAATTTAACAGATACTATTACAGCTAACCAAGAAACTATTCTTAAACTAGAAGAAAAATACACAGCATCTGTAGCTGACATCTACGATCTTAAAACAAGACTTGCAGCAGCAGAAGCAACGTGGACAATGGCTGAGAATTTGTATCGCCAACTTTCAGAAACTGTACGGGACCATGAATATGACCTTAAAGACTTATCGAGATAACCTATTATGGATTGCATTCTTTCTTTGCGTAGCAACTTACGCAGAGGCTAGAAACGAATACCTACAAAATCAACACCCTTGTGAAAGAGGTTACTTTGAACCCTACACAGAAGTTAATCAAAGAGAATATAAATCAGGTACAAGTAATGAATATCAAGATCAAAGAGTAGGTTTTAGATTTCGTATGCCTTTAGGTGCTGTGTGTAGTGATGATTATATTGCTGAACAAAAAAAGAAAGATAAATTAAAAACCCAACTTGAAGTTATAAAAGAGTGTAAAAGAATACCTAGAATTAGTCCACCACCTGTAGAGTTTGCAGAGTTATTTAATATGTGTAATTC